CGGCAGGGATTCCATCCCTTGTTTTTGTAAAATAAGAGCCATTTGTTTCTGAAATTCAGCATCACGTAATGCTGATTTGCCCATTGGTCTAAAAGTACTGACGTTTTTAAAAGCCATTTTATTCCTCGATTAAACGTGTGTATTGTTTATAAGTATCTGTAATTGCGCCACAGACCTTGTTTAACTTCTTTTGGTATTGCTTATATTTAACTGGATAATAAACCTTCATATACTCTGCTCTATCATACGAGTGTGCTGCAAAAGCAGTGCAATCCCAACAGTCCATACTAGAGTGGTCTAACTTGTAATGATCTGGTAAATTACCCATTTCTGCTCGTAAAAAGTCTAATACCTGCTCTTTTGTCCATCCTTCAATTGGATGCCAAAATTGTAATCCGTCCTGCATATAACCATTTTCTGAAATAGAGCGATGAGCCTCATCTGCCCGTTGACCTTTAATAATTAATGTAGCAGCTAATTCTTTGCTTTTTTCTACTAATGGACTAGAAATATTCTCCCAGCAACATTGCAAATAGCTTTGAATCATTACTTTTTTCTTGCAAGTAACACCCTGACCAATCTTAGTATAATCTATAGGAACTATATCTGACGGCAGACCATTTTCTTTCCACTGAGCATCTCTATTAGTTTTAATCTCTATAAAGTTAGGACAGAGTTTTTTAGCCCTAGAAACCGTATCTAATAACTCAGGATGATTCTTACCCGTATTAGACCATAAAACAGTTATATCGCTTAAATAATCTTTTAGTAGGTAAAGACAAGCCATCGAGTCCTTGCCACCCGAAAACCATAAAACTATATTTTTATGACCTGCTATCATTAATATCCAAATATTCTTTCTTTTCGCTGTCTCAGTATAGCCTCATCTATTTCTGGAATTGCAAAATCTCTGCTAGTAGGGTTGCCAAGATTTCGCATATCTTGGTCAGTCATTGCTCCAGCAGCACCTCCTCCTATTACTCCTCTAACATCTTCTAATTCAAAATTAGGTTGTGGCTCTGTAGCATCTTCTGTGCCTAATAAAATATTAATCGCGTTCAGCCTTTCAGGCCAAGACATTCGTTGTTTAGCTGCTTCTTTAATACCTTCAGGAGTATATGGATACTTCTTGCCGTTTACTTGAGGCATAATTTTTCCTTTATTTAATTAAACATAAGCACGCAAAACCTGCGCCATTTTCTCTCTTTCGTCTTTTTCTAACTGCATTTGCGCTAAACTTTGTTTGCCAAATACAGATGAGATAGGAGCTACTTCACCTCTACCCATTAGCACAGGTGGAATTGGAGCATCAATTTGATATTTTGGTCTGGTAGGAGCGTTAGGCGATTCCCCTGCTTTCCCTACTCCATCAGCCATAGATTTAATCGCCATCAAATCCGACATAGACATCTCTTTTGGCGTGTAACTATTTTTCATCCCTAATGGAATTTGAGTAGGCCCGCTTCCACTACTCTGTAAAGCATTTCCCATACCAACAGAACCTTTTGGCATTAAACCACTAAGTATAGAACGTATTGAGCTAAAATCCATAATATTAATCCTTTAGTTACATTGCGAACATACCAGCCATGCCCATTCCAGCACTAGCTAAAGAAGTGCCTCCCGATATTAAATTGCCTGTAGCAGCATTTTTAGCATTGCTTGCATCTAAAGCTGCATTATATTGAGCATTAGCACCTTGCATTATAGGCGCAGGAGCTACGCTTTGACCCTGAAATCCTTGAAATTGCGGATTTTGTATCTGATTACCCATTCTAAGTGCATTTAGCTCATTTAAACTTAATTGCCGTAAATATGCTTCTTGAGATAAATCATCTTGACGAGACTGAGTGTCCATTCCAAATCTAGCTTGTTGCTCTGCAAAGGCATTTTGTCTATCTTGCATCCCCATACCAAATGCTGCTTGCTGCTCTCCTAAATCTGCTAATCGTCCTTGAATACCCCTAGCGTACTGTTGTTGCGCTTCTTGCTGATCCTGCTGTCTTCCTTGCATATCCATAGCAAATTGAGCTTGTTGCTGCGCTGTTGCGTTTTGTTGTGCGCCCAACCTAAAGTCAGTCTCACCTCTCTCTAAATCACGCATAGCTTCTTGATATGCTTCTGAGCCAGCAAAAATACCTTGATTAGAAAGTTGATTAGTTAGCCGATCTCTCCGTCTATCCTCAAAAGGCTGATTTCTTTGCATTTGAGCGTTATAAGCGTTATTCCAAGCCTGTTGTCCAGATTGTGCTTGATTTCTTATATTAAAATCATCAAATTGCGCTTTGTCGCGTAACTGTGATGGATCAAATTTTGGTCTTTGTCCTAAAGTTTGATCTTGAAACTGAGCTTTATCTCTTACTTGTGATATATCAAAAGGCGTTCCAAGCATTTGGTCTATAGTTGCAAGACCTTTTTCTGCTGTATTCCCTAGCGCAGCATTAATCCGTAGCTCTTGGTCATACAAAGACTGAGAAGCAGGAGAAAGTGATTGTCGAACAGTTGGAATATCTTGATCGCCACCACCATCAGCAGCCCCCATAAAATTAGCTCTATCGGGAGCTAACTCTGGTTGACCTGCATTATATCTATTAAGAGCAGTGTTATACCCAGTTGCATCAAATCCTGTATTTTGTGTTGAACTTGAAAAAGCATCTCTATTAGGAGCAGCAATGTCTTGTAAATCAGCGAGTTGTTGGAAATGTTGATTTTGCCGAGTCGTGTTCCACCCAGTGCCATAAGGGTTTATCTTTTCAAGTCTAGCTCTTTCAGCAGCGTTCTTGTTATAATCTGACATAGCAGTATCATAGCCAGATTGATCAAAAGAATCTGTAGTGTAATCTTGATTAAAATCTGCTCTATTTGGTGCTTTAGGTGCAGCCAGTGATCTTTCTTGATAACCAGCCATTGCTGCATCATAGCCAGCTTGGTCGAAGGGAGTATCGCCATAAGTAATCGTTTGAGTACCGTATGGAGTAATAACATTAGGATTACTTAACCTACTCGATACCCTAGACGCTTCTATATTAGCTTCGCCCTGTTTTTCGGCTTGTGCTGCATAATCGGGTGCTTTAGGTGCGCTTCCGCCCATTTTATACTCCTAAATATTTACAGTTTTTTTTAATCATTCGATATACTAATAAATCGCCTTTTGGGTGAGCATCTTTCAATGTCGTTTCTAACTCAGCCCCTAACTTTTCTACAAATCTTATTGATGCTTTATTCGTGCATGGAATCATTCCAGTAACTCGATTCACTTTTAGTTCATTAAATGGATAGTGGCACATATAACGCAGAAACGCTTTAGTTAGCCAACGCTTATTAGGTACAGCAGCTATATGAGCAAATATGTTTTTGCCATTAAAGTTGTCATAAATAATACCTGCTACTAATGCCCCATCTTTCTCAAAACCTATTGCTGCGTGTTGACACCACCACTTAGTTCCCGTGCGCTTTGACACCCACTTTCCCACCCTTTCAGGATCATCACAAATTACTTTATATGACTGCGCCATTTTCAAATACAAAGTCCGTAGAAAGCCATTTTACTTCATTTGCTTTGCTAGTAAATTGAATATGCAAAGATGCAGAAAAACCTACACCTGTTACTGTAGCCCAATCCTTTTGTATCTGATAATCGCCACCCCAACTAGCCTCATCCCATTTAGAAGTATCCCAAATAGATTCATTACTTACAGCTAAAGATGGCGCACCTGATGGTGGCAAAGTTACATAATCGGTATTCATATCCATCAAAATTGATGGTGTACCTGTACTTAAAAATATAGGTCTTGCCATCGTAAATCTTTTTTGACGATTACTATTAAAATAGTCAAATGCTGGAATTACATCTGCGGTAATATTGTTTCCATAATCACTATTGCCAGACCAAGCCTTTCTTACTGCTGTTGACCCACCAAAATAAATTTCGTCGTTAAATATTTCCCAACAAGAGGAATCCCAACCAGTAAATTTGCACCATGCGCCCGTAATCGTATTCATCGCATATTGTTCAAATAATGTAGCTGATACAGGTACATTTAATAACAACATATTTGCGTTAGGGTACTGCAAAAGTTGCCAACCAAAATTTGCAGAATAAGAAGCAACCGCCTCAGTAACCTCTGATCTAATTTTGTCAGTAATAGCTACTGCTTGACTAATTTCAGCATTAATTAACGCCTTAGATAGTGGCACTACACCACCTTGTGTGATAACTAATAAATCACCACCAAATTTAATAAAACATCTTCTACCTATTGGAGAACCAATATCAAACACACCGATTAATGAAAAGGTAGCAGCATTAGCAGGATCAGTGCCAGCATATACAGCTACTTGACCTTTACTCGATATAAATACCGCATGGTCATCTAGTCCTGCCCCAGCATCAATTGACCAAGTTCCCATTGCCATCAGAGAACCGCCCTGATCGAATACAGGAGCTAAATCAAAAGCCGTAGCACCCCCACCTACTGAATCTGTTGGCAAATAAAAAGCTACAGATGAATCTTTAGAAATTAACCAGACTCTCTGCTTAAATTCGTTAATATGAATAATGTTTTGTAATGCATTGCTAGGATAGCCAGTAATGGCAGGTGTAGTGGAATGAGTGACTACAACCCAATTAGTACCATCATAAAACAGAGGTTTATCCACTCCATTTACGCACAATAACCAATGCGCCCCATTAGGAACTTTGAAGTTAATAAACTGCCATTTCGCATTAGTAATGGTTGTGCCTGATTCAGCAGAGCCTACTGCCCCAGCACTAGATACGTCATAAACCGCATTGTCTACAAAAGCATATAATTCTGAAGTAGTAGCGTTGTTATAGGCAGCTAATGTTTGTACTGTCTTACCTGTAATACCAGTTACATGATTAGCAGCACCTTTGCGTAACTGAACATCAGTTGTATTCGGAAAAGCATTTTCCATCTTAACCGCATCAGTTGGTGGCATTTGTGCCAACGCATCTCTCGCGTTCCATCCGCCTACTGGAGAGGAAACTGATTTAGTCTTAGACTTCAAGACCCAAATCCTGTGTCTGGAATAGAAGAATTACCTAAGAATAAACTACCACCTCTATCAGACATACTTAATGTTGGCGCACCTTTATCAATACCCTTTTCAAACTCTTGCTGTATCTGATAATCGCGCCATAAACCGTCTGTATCAAATCCTTTAATCTTAAAAAACTCATATTTCAGGCCAGAAATAATAGTTCTATCTCGGAAAATACAAGTATCTGTATCAACTCCAAATTCTGTCTTAGCTGTGCCATCGGCTGCTTCAACCCATCCGTTTGAAGTATATTCAAACTTTAAACGTACTACACCAGTTCCGGGTGGAAATATATTAAACTTACCGCCCAATATTCTAAAACGTAAACGTGGCGTATTAGCAATAATTCCTGACTTTAAATAAGCCCACTCTTGTGCTGATTGTGGGTCAGGCATTGCCCAGTAATTTGTTTGATCCCAAGTTGTTCTGTTTTTAAAACGGTCATAATCACTAGGTAAGTCGTATTGCGTTTTGCTAAAAGTTAAAGATACACCAGTTTCGGTCTTGGTAGCAGCATTAGACATCGTAATTTGTGTACTGCTATCAATAGATTCAATAGTAGTGTCGGTAGGCACAGAGCCACCAATTACTTCAAACGTATCTACAGCTAAACCACTACCAGTAGTATCTGTAGAAGTTACTACAGCAGAATCAGCAGTCGTATTTCCTGTTACGGTATAAGAAACTGTAGAAAAGCGATTTTCCTTAGAAATGCCCTCCCATTCTGCAACAGAAATTACATCATTACCAACTTTGTTAATTAAAGCTAATAGTTGTTTTGTTTGATCGTCTGTAGCTGTAGCCACAGCAGATGGCTGGGATAGCCCCAACTCTCCTGCTGCTGCTTGTACCAATCCCAGTAAATTCATTTTTTACCTTTCTTTTTTGTTTCCAAAGAATCCAATCGGTCTTTCATCTCTTTGTTAGCTTTTGCCAATGCTTCCATTTGGCTTTTTAATTGTTCATTTTGTGAAGCATATTTTTCAGCAGCTTTTGTATCTTTATGTGCTTCTAAAAATGCTTTAGCTTTCGTGTGCAAAGTCCTTGCACCTAGCCCTAAATTCTCTAAATTCGATTCAGCCATATTTGCAAATTGTTCAACGGTATAAATGCGTTTATGGTTATATTCTCGAACTGTTCCTTGATCCATAGCTTGCCAATTTTCTAATGGGTATCCTTCAGCTTTAAATTCTTCGCCTTTTTGATAGGCTTCCCACTGTCTGCTAAATCTTTGCTTATCTGACTCTTTAATTGGCCTGTCTGTTGTATCTCTTGCTCCGGGAAAAATTATTTCGATAAAGTCGTGCATATCACCCTTGTAAGGATGTTTGTGAAAACGTGCGTAACAATTATCATCTTGACCGTATGAAACATGACCGTTTCGGTTGACCATAGGTTCTGAAATCATTTTATCTCCATATAAAAAAGCCACCCCCGAAGGAGTGGCATAAAAACTGCCTTATAAAGGGCAGCAAAGTTTGACGATTTTTGCACTTGCGTCATAAGCGAAAGCACAAACAGCGTCAGTTACCGCAGCAGACACATCAACCGCACCATCTGCACCAGCTCCAACAGCAGTTAAAGCATTGCCGTCAGCACCAGCCGTAAGTGCTTGAGTTAATGTAGCTTCTCCTGTTACCTGCAACCAACCATACTGTCCGTCAGCAATAACAGCTTGGAATACACCAGCCCCTATGCCTCCTGAGTCTGTACGATCCATAGTACAAGTGTTAGAGTTAGCTGCTGCACCTGCGCCAGATACAGCGTAGTAATAGCCAAAATCACCAGCTATTGATGCAACATCACCTGCTCCATTGTTGAACAAAAAATACTTATATTGCTTACCGTCATCATCCTGAAAGATTGAACCCACTGTAAACTTAGGGATTCCATCTGTCGTGACATCGGTTACATTTACACCACTTAATACTGCCATGATAAATTTCCTCTTAAAAAATCCCCCGAAGGGGATAGTGATTATTTAGTCTTTTAAGACACCTTGAACAAAACAGTTAGACACTGTTAAGTTACCTGCGAAGGCAATCAGCTTGACCATTGCGTCCTGATTTACTGAGAAACGATCAGGATTTAGTGGAGTCATATTGCGATCTTTGTGAGGTCTCCAAGCTAGATAATCTGTATTAATAAAATACATGTGGTTTGATGGAGCATCTCCACCGTAACCGCCGTCAAAGACAACATCTGCGTCCATAAACTTCAATGAAGTAAACCCTGCTTGAGCCATGTCATCACTAGCAATACGCTGTATTGACTGAAGACTTTCAAGATAGAGTTTGAAATAGTTGTTATCAGCAACTATCAAGTCAGGACGATCTGAACCGCGAGTAATGTTTAACCATACTTGGTTCATGTAACCTTGCATTAATGCAGCAGTAGCAGCAGCACCGCCATCTGTGGTCGCATCGTATGCGTAGTTACGCCAGAAGCTATAAGTAGCCCGATTAATACCACCAACAGTACCAGTTGAAGGAGCATCAGCGATAATATGCTGTAGACCACCAATCTGTTTACCACCAGAAGCAGTACCATCGGAATACAAGTCATTGCTGACATTGTTAGCCATTGTACGTTCTGCATTTTTAATACGTGATTCCAAGAGATCAATCACACGTTCTGAACCAGAATTTTGCAATTCTTCCAGACCAGAAATAGAGACTGATACTGCGCCCTGTTTCCAATCAAATTCAGCAGCAGAGAATACTTCACTAGGAGAAATATCTAGTGTTTCATATCCGCTATAACGCTTGAATGTTCCATTTTCTTGGTAGTCAAGTTCCTGCACAATAGAACGTCCGCCATCAACAGGTTTTACATTTCCTTTCTTGTTAAGACGGGCAAGTAGTGCATTGTTGTTTGTTACATTATCTGCCAACTTTCCGCTACGATTACGCAGCGTAGTAGTGACAATCTCACTTAAATTAGGAGAAGCCATCGTTGTGTCCTTTTAATTGAATTGAATTAAACCCGACTGCTATCGCCAGTTAAGGCTTGTTGCAGTTGGTCACGAATACTCAGCTCTTTCGCTGGTGTCTCTGCTCCTGACGGCGAACCGTGAATGCTGACAGCCTTCGATTTTGCTGATCTTGCTATACCCGCTTGGTCTTTAATTCGCTTCGCTTCTTCGGACTGAATTAACGATGAGCGTATCTCAGGATTACTCCATGCCGCCTTGTTATAAGCATCCTCCAGTGACTCTGCAACACCGCCTTGTAAAAGTTGAGCCATAGACTCTCTAACTTGTTCAAAGTGAGGATATGCTTCGTTTGAAGAAAACTCAGTAATCATTTCTTGCATTTGAGCTTCCTGATCTTGCTGGATACGTTGTTGCTCTTGTTGCTGGTATTGCTGTTGCTGTAAAACTTGTTGCCTCAAGTTATTCAACTCATCATAAATGGGTTGTGCGCTTGTATCGGCTGGTTGGGTTTCTGACGGTTGTGCCAGTGGAATCCCGTAATCTTGTGCCATCTTGGCTAATGCTTGTTGCTTATGTTGAGGACTTCCATGCCGTAGCGTATATTCAGCTTGAATTAAAGCCTTAAACGCTTGGTGTGGTGTAGTTCCCAATTGATTCAAATAAGGTTGCCATTGCTCAAATATGGGTCTAGTTTCTTCTGCCCACTTTGCGCCTTCAGCATGACGTTGAATACCTTTTGAGTAGTCAGTTTCACGCTTTACTAATTCTTTTTGTACTAACGGATCAAGAGAAGCAAATTGTTCTTTAGCTTCTTTCGTCCAAGACTGTGGTGGTTTTATTTGCTCAACTTCAGGAGCAGTCTCTACTGGAGCAGGTTCATTTAATTGAGGCTCAGTTGTTAAAGGCTCGGCTGGTTTAGCATCAGCAATAACACCATCTGGCGTAACGCCTTCTGCTCTAGCAAACTTACCACTTGCATCTCTTACTCTTGCTGGTTTTTCAGTAACTTCTTCGGTTGATTCCACTTCAGTAATAGCAGAGGATATTGACTCTCTGATATCATCAGTGGCGATTTCGGTATCGTCTGACATAATGTACTCCGTCTATTGGCACGTCTGCCGTGGGAAAAAACCGCGCTTCACAGCGTGGGTAAAACAAATTGTTATTTTAAATTTTTGTTATTTATTTCAAGGTCTAGCTTTATTAAATTATCAGGGTCAAAACTTCCTGCGGTACGATTTCCTCCAGAAAAGTATCTAACTTCTGTTGGGAAATATGATTCTCCGCGTTCTTTTGCAACCATAATTCTATGATTTCCCTCTGAAATCCATGCCTTTCCAGTTGGATCAATTACCATAAAAGCTGGTTCATTTTTTACACTATCCCAATTATTTCGTATCCAATCTAATGAGTCTTGTCTTACCATGCGTTGTTCGCCTCTTAAACCCTTAACCTCTGAAAGTTTACTTACTGGTATATTTAAAAATCGATCAAAGTTCCCCGTGTCTGACCCCATAGAATAAGGCGCACCAAATTCATTCAAACCTTCTTTTAAACTATAATCTTGTTTTTCTTTTAACCATCGCTCTGTAGGTATGTCTTCTATATACTTAGCTGCTTTTGTAACAGAATCACTTGGTCTAACTGTTCGACCATACTTGTCTACATACGGTGTTATTTTTTTTGCTCCCTTACCTGCAAATGTTGCTGCTAATGCTGGTATGGCTGCTGCTTTAGCGGAAATTGCTGCTGGATTAAGTAAACTAGCTGCTAATTCAGACTTATAGTTTCTATCTGGAGAAACAATTCCTGCATCTTGCATCTGTTCGCCAAAATACTCAGAGCTTCCTGTATGTTCAGGTCTTCTTGCTCCTAGATTAAACATATCCATTGGAAGTCCAAGAATCGGAGCTACTACACCGCGCCCAACTATATCTTTAGCTGTTCCTGCTGCGCTAGACACATCATTAGCCAACAGCCTTCCTACTTTTTGCCAATGAGATTCATTTGATGGGCTTGGCATACTACCTTCTTCTCATATTTCTTATTAAATCTTCTTTAATTCCATCGGGAGTCGCTCTTTCTTTTCTTTCTAGCTTCTCATTGCCTATTTCAAAACAGTTATGCTGCCGTAAGTGATTTTTATGCTTTGTACGGCTAGTAATCATCTCACCTGTAATCATAGATTTATATTCTTTAATGTCAGGCATTATCATTGTCTGATGCTCAATGCTTGGCGTGTAATTTTCTTTAGGAACTAACTCACCGTTAATTTGCACCCATGACTTTCTCATAATTTTCCTATTTCATTAACATCTAAACGAATAGTAATATCTTCTAATTTTTTATGAAGCTGGCACACAGACTCCGATAACTCTTGTAGAGCGTGATCCTGTTCATGGTCTGTTTCTTGCGTCTGCATATCTTTTATTTGTTCAGCTTCCATACCCTTCATAGCAGAAGCAGCAGATAGTTCGTCTTTATGTATGGCAATTCGTTCAGCAGAAGCTATTTTTTCTTGCTCTAATGCTTGCTGATTTTGTGCCTTTAATTGTGCTAGTTGCATTTCATTACTAGCCTTCATCTGAGCAGTTTGTTGGTCAGCAGCTAATTTTTGTTGGCCTAATTGCACATCAGCTACTTGTTTCTGTTGCGCCCTTTGATCTTCACCAGCTTGACGTTGTTGCTCTGCTTGCATTTTGAGCATCTCTGGATCAGGCTGTGGTGGTTGCTGACTGGTTTCTTTAAGAGACTCTAGCGCATCATCTATCTGACCTTCTAACTGTCTGCCTGTTCTAAATCCACGAACACCATATAAAAGAAGCTCACCAGCGACAGCGTGTAACTGAGGCGGCAATTCTATAGCTTTTTCCATATAATTACCTACGGCAGTTAAAAACTCCATACGGTCTTGCTTTTCTTGCTGCTCATCTATTTCAATCAATGAATTGGAACTAACCTCGATACGGAAGTTATTTAGTACATTATTTTTTAATAACTCTAATGCTGGTGCAATAAGCTGCTTATCAGCGTCATCAAATTGCTCTGCACCAGAGATCATTAGTATCGTCTGGGGCTGATAATGATTACAGATAATCTGTGCTTTAATCTTTAATAAATGAGTCGCAAAGGTAGAGACTTCATTTTGCATATAACGTAAGCGTTTAGAAGCAAACTGACCCTTCATTTGCTGTGCGCCAAGTGTCTCATTAGGATCACTTGAGCCACGCAATACATCAGCTATGCCCATGATTTCATAAACAGATTGTTTAGCCTGATCTCTTGCTTGATAAGCTGCATTTAACGCACCAACTACTTGATCCAATGGCAACCAATCTATTACCCCTTTAATGCCACCTTTCTCACCAAACATCATCCAGTTATCCACAGGGATTAGTTCAGTATTTACACCTTCTTTCAGCATCCGTTTAATACCCGTCTGCGTTGAATCATATACACCAACCACTTTAATAGAATCAGCTAACCCATTAATACGATCTGTTAACGTGTCTAATTCTTTCGCTAAATCTTGATATAAAGCGTAATCAGGAACAGGTATTAATGAATCGGTAGTAGTGGTCGCATAAAGCGGTTTAGGGCAAGGAAAAAAGCCATCTAACCCTAGTACATCTTCTTGAACATCTAATGCCTTTTGGTGCGATTTTGATAACCATACACAGCGTTTTTCTTTCTTATCCCAGACCTCATAAATATTAGCCTTCATCTTGGCTAATTCTTCAGGACTTGCTGTGTCTACATCTTGTGTACCAGACTTCATATCTAATGGAATCTGCTCACCTATTTCTTCACCAAATCTTTCGATTAACTCTTCCCGGTTCATTGGTACAATGCGCCAGACAGTCGTAACTTCTTCCCAAGTTCTAGCTACATTGTGTCCAAAATCCTTCCAAGCGACGTAATCACATGGCGAACATTCGTAATCTATAACTGGATATGTCTTAGGCGTATCTTCTGATATTTGTGTGCCTTCTTCTCCATCCATTGCTTGCATTGGTTGTTCAGGCATCTCTACGTCTTTCATCACAGGCATATAACGAACCCATGAAATACCGCGTCCGGGCAACAATCTATCTTCTACTGAATTTCTTACTGCGTTCTCATAATCTGGATAGGCTTCAATTTCATACTCTAAAGCCCGTTCTAATATCATAGACGCTACTCGACCTACCGGGTCTTTATCCTTGTAACGTCTTGAGACTTCAGGTTGTGGCAATCTAGCAAACACATTGGGAATCATGGTTTGAATGTTAGACCACAAAATATTATACCTAGCTTCGTTTTGTTTGGAGTTTTGATCTAATCCTGCACGATCATCCCTATAACGCTTTACGATAACTTTAGCTCTGGTTTCCCAATCTTCAAATTTCTTGTCATAAAGGTCTATTTCAAGAAAATAAGAGTTTTTCAGCGAAACAAGATCGCTACCATCCGCGCCTTTAACCGCTTCGTCTAATTCTTCCATTAGCTAACAATAAAACTTATATCACCTGCGTTTGTTTGTGTAATATACAAACCGTTAGCAAATGAAGCAGGAAAATCATACCAAGTAGCTGCGGTACAAACCATGCTGTTTAGAAGAACAGTTCCACTTGCAGCAGATGCGTTATCCCAAAGTTTTACTGTTGGAGTGCCACTAGCTACAAAAAAGCCCAGCATCTTGCCATTCATTCCTTTTACTACACCTGTTTCCGTAACTCGCTTAACACCACCTGCTTCGTTAATCATATCCTAGCCCTTCCCTTTTTGTTATCTTCCCAAATTTCGTTCAAAGTGATTTCATGTATAGTTTTCATAGGTGGAGGTTTTAAAATAGCTTGTGTTTGTTTCATTATTAAACACCCATACGAAAAACCATCGCCATCATGTGAAGCCCAATCATGTTTTGGTTCTGATGAAAACGTCTTTAATTGCTCATTATATTCATACGACCATGCTCTCAGACCATTTAAACCTTTTTCACAAGCGATTTCGTTAAATTCAACTTGTTTAATTAATGTTCTAGCTGCATTTATTCTGTCAGTTTTCTTTGAATTTGGAGTTATAGCTACTTTATTTGCACCAAATCCTTTAATAAAAATCTCTAAAGCTGAGTTTTTAGCTGCAAAAGTCTTGGCTCTTGCATCGTGCGGTAGCCATATTTTTCCTAACTCACGTTTGCCTATTTTTTCTTTTAACCTGTCTACCCATGCTTCTGCGTCAATACCCCAACCACCGTCATAATCTATAATTGAATATCCACCAAGTTTAGGCTGCCAAAACCACCATGTACTAGAGTCTCTACGGCCTATATCTGCTGATATTTCAATTGGTGCGCCTTCTGGGTCGTATTGTACGTCATTTATGCGCCCTTCTCGATCTGCCGTACTTAATGCGCCTGATAATATCGCACCTAAATTTGCAGCATCAAATGCACATAAATATTCTTGTTCAAACTTTGCCCTACCGTATTCATCCCCAAAATCGTTTTGATAGTTTTGTAATTCAATATCTAACTGATCTTTACTAAAGACGTTTGTTTCGGTTGCTGATAGTTTTTGAGCAAAGGCAGTAGGATCTTTTAAAGCAGCTTTGTAAGTAGTATAAGCATGATTTCTCCCTCTAGCAGAGGTTACAAATGCTTGCCAACCATTATTTTCAGCTAAAATCGGTCTTAAATAGGCTCTTGCGCTCGGATTAGCCAATGCCCACTCTGAATACACAATACCAGCAGGACTTGAGCCAACTAACGAGTCAAATCTGTCTGACCCTACTACTTGCCACGTACTACCGTTAACAAATTCAATTGTCATTTCATGTTCGCGTGTAGCTTTCCGTATTTCTTTTGGAAATGCCTCGTCAATACGTTTTTTACCTGTATGAGGGTTAACTGCGTTCCAAATAGCCTTTCTAGCTTGCGAATATTCAGGAAGCATATACCAATAATTAGCTATGCGTTGAAATGCTGCCCTCGCACACCAATTAAGGAACAAATCATCCTTTCCAGCTCGTCTATGCCAAATTAACTCCGAATGTCTGCCACCTGATTGCAAATACTTCCAAGCAGGGATTTGATAACTTCTAGGCTTCCAGTTATTTGGTAATCTTATTTTCACGCTTTGACTCGTTTAACTTCTTGTTTATTTGCTCTAATTCAGAGTCTTCTGTACGAGTAGTTAAATATTCTGCTTTTTTGTAAAGTAAATAAGTTCTTCTGCTTTGCAAATAATGATTATCACTCATCACCAAAGTTTACTAATTCTACCACTATATCTACATCTTGCTTCATATCTACTTTTTCTACGTGCAATCCAGCAGCTTTGCCTCTAACTGTCTCAGCCTGTATAGCAGATGACCATTTTTCATCATTTGTTGCTTTTTCTCTTAAATGTAACAAGTCATTTAAGTGTTTTTCTAGAGTTAATTGAACTTTATCAACTGTAGGCTGTCTAAGAGCTTTGATACGCTTCTGTATTTTATCTTCTATTATCAACCTAGACGCATTACTCCAAATAGTTTCATCTTTCATGCCACCTGCATTATAGGCTAGTCTATAAGCATCAGCCTGATTGCTACCTTTAACTATTTCTTGAGCAAATGTCTCTTGTTTAGTTGTTAATTCTTTCATACGTGCCTTTTACGCATTATTAGCTGTTATTTCCACCTGTGGAACAAATAAGTTATATTCGTGTCCAAAATCTACACCG